GGGGTGACTTGGGGGGTGACTTGGGGGGTGGAATTAGCAAAATAACTTTCAGGAATTTCTATTTCATCATAGAATGGGTGTTCTTCCTCGTCCTCTTCTTCTTCCTTTTTCCCAATGTTTTTAAACGCTTGATTTGTTGCAATAACCAAAGCAATTGCCAAAGGGTCAAATACAAAAATTAATGTTAATATAAAAAAGTTCGCAGTTTTTTTAATATCCCAACCAGTAATTTCGCTTAAGTATTTAATTGCTCCCAATTCACCTGATTCAATTTCGGTGGAGGTTAAATTTAAAACTTCTAAATCTAAACTTGTAATACTATCATTTAACGACTCAATTTTTTTAGATATTACGTCCCTATTTACTTGAGCAACTTTTAACTGATCTTCAAACGCTCTTCTATTACCCCCATTAGCTCTTGTAACGACCTGTCCTGTTGTTCTGTCGATAGATTGGGTAGTTGTGTTATTAGATAAGGCATTTCGTAAGTTAGTGATGTCTTTATCCAAACCTTCTTTCTCACCTTGATAGTCCAATTTGATTTCTTCAAATCTTTCTTTCTTTACTTCAATATTTTCTATCTTTTTATTGTTAATCTCAAGCCCAGCAATGTTCTGTTGGAAACCTGTAGATAATAATCCGTAAATACCTATAGATGTAAGAACTGATAACACAAATAATGCTGTTGTAAGGTAAATCTTGAGTAGTCCGTATATTTCCTTCCATTTATCATGGAGATATGTCGCTATAGCAATTTTAGAAATCTCTAAAAAAGATCCCATAATAATCACGGGTAATGCTACCGCCGAGAAAATAATGGATAGACCTACTACACTATAGTAGGCTGCGGTTCCTGATAAACCTATTGCACAAAAAAGTAAAAACCAGGGTAAAAATTTCTTATTCATTTAAATTGTTTTTAATATATAAATATCAAAATAATCAAATGGGGCGATAATGGAAACCCTATAAAAAATAAAACCCCCACCGGTACCAGTGGGGGAGTGTAATTTCATTCTACCGTATAGATAGAATTGAGGAGTTTCACCCTGGTGACTTCAGGCACCTTCCGCCGAGTTGTATGGGTAATCTCGGTTCAACCCTTTTATAAATAATCAAACAACTCTGAAGATTCATTTCGTAATCTACGAAGTGCCTTCTCTTTAATCTGACGAACACGTTCTTTAGTTAAACCAAAGTCAGATCCAATGTCTTCCAAAGTACGGGGTGTACCGGTAATCCCAAAATAATCACCAACAATTACTCGTTCTCTGTCATCCAAACCATTCAAAAGACCCATAAGTTTGTCTTTAAGAACATCTTTGGTATTGAACGCCGCGTCAGGAGCCAAGGCATCTTTATTTTCAATCATATCAACCAATGTATCACCTTCATCGTTAATATTCATATCAAGGTCTATAATTGAGGGTAGTGTTGAGAATTTGTCATCCAATTTCTTACCTGTTTGTTCAACCTCTTTCTTCGCCTTATGTAAATCCTGAACCACATTAACTGGTAGACGGATTGTTCGTGAGTTGTCGTTCAGTGATTGAATAATTGATTGTTTAACCCACCACACAGCGTAAGAAATGAAACGTAGGTCTTTATGCCAATCAAAGTTTTTAATTGCTTTCATCAAACCTAAATTACCTTCAGCAATAAGATCCGACAAGTCCAAACCTTGATTTTGGTATTGTTTTGCCACCGTAATAACAAAACGTAAGTTTCCTGTCAAAAGCTCTTCCTCAATTTGTTGTTTCTCAATCAAGGTAAGATCGTTTGACTTCATTCGTGTTGCCAACAGACGTTCGCGTTCTGCTGTCATTACCTTAATTTTTCTAATGTCTTTAAGGTAATGGTAAATCTCATCCTGATTAATAGGTGCTCCTGTGTTTTTGTCCTTCATATATGTTTATTAAAGTGATTTTGAATATTCGTCTAATTTCTTTTTTTCTAATTCCGATAATGACTCAATACCTTCGTTTCCAATCTTATCAAGTAACTCATCGAGAGTTAAATCGCAAACTTCAGGTCTTTTAAAATTAAAGATTATGTCTGCCATATCCATGAATGTGTTTTCTTTATTAAGACCCTTTGTTCTTAATTTGGGTGTTACCGGTTTAAGCATGTCTTTTGGTTTATTCTTCAAAGATAATAAATGTCTCATATTATCCTCATCAAAATTTGAACCTATGTTTCTTGGTTTTGGAATTAAGATGTATTCAAATTGTTGAATGTCAACCGCAACAATATCCATGAAATCTTTCATTTCATCGAAGGATAGATCTGATGCAAAATTGAAGATGGAGTGTAAGTCCCCATACATAAACTTGATTTCTTTTGATGTCATTACATCGGAAATAAATCCTCCGATTTCTTGTGTTTTTTCTTCTGAGTTTTTTACGTCTGTATTGTAATAAACAAAAAGTAAGTAATTCATATGGGGTTTTTAAAATGTTCTACAAATATACGGATAAAATTGGGATTGGTTTCAAAAAAATCAAACTTTTTTAGTTATGAAGATAAATAAAGTCTTTTTCTAAGAAAATTGAGTTCAGTTTACCAATTAAAGTCTTCGGGTGTTTTACATTTTCCTGTAATTTACCCGCGTTTTTCTTATATACCTTATTCTCTATTTGACTTCTTTCAATCTCGGCAATAATCTCTTCATCAACCGAAACATCAATCCAAGGTAATGTTAATAAGGAGCCTTTGGTGAGTGACATTGAACTGTCGTTTGTTCTCCACCACCAGTACAAGTACGAACTATTCAACAATATCAATGCTTTATTATAAGATTCCAAGTCTTTCATGAATATTTCAATCTGACCTGTTCTATCTAATTTTTCTGTTGAGGCACTTATAAAATATCTTGGTGAGTTCGCAATATATAACGGATACTCAGAATAATCACATAAATAATTCGACAATAGTTTAGTGGTTTGTATGTATTTGTTGGTATTTTTTGATGTCTTGTAAAATATGTTTTCAGTAAGAATAGCATCATCAATGTTATCCTCAATATTATCCAACATTTTTTTTCGGTCAGAACTTTTCCATCTAATTATACCGGTAGTCCTTCTATCATCATTATTATTATGTGTGATAATAATTGAGACCCTAACACTCGCATCGTAAAAAATACAACCAGGAATATTATCGAAATGATATAAGTTTATCGCACTAAAGGTAAGAAGGTTTTTTCTTGTCTCTTTAAACTTTTTACCATTTGTAAATGAGAGCGGATTAATACTTACAAACCCTTTAGTTGTTTTGGATGCCTTATCTAAGAAATACGCGTATATATCACTATCCCTGTATTTGAAGTAAGGTGGATTCATAATGATGTAATCTTCACCGAAATTGTATTCTAAAAAGTCCTCGTTAAAACTTTTAGGTTCCACACCAAATTTCTCTCTAAAATTACCTAACGCGATCTGTAATTGATTATTGTCTCTTTCATTAATGATCAATCTGTTTTTTACGAAATCAACAGGATCATCTTGTATTGACGCTAAACATATAGATAATATACCCAACCCACAACAAGGGTCTAACCATACGCCTTTACCATCGTCAAATAATTTTGTTTTTTCAGACATAAAAATAGAAATATCTTCTGGCGTATAAAAAACACCATTTTCTTTTTTTTCTGTTTCGTTGTATGGATTTTTAAAATTCATATTTGTGATTATTATAGTATGTTTGTAAAAATTGGTGTATAAAAAATTAACAACTTCCTTTGTCTTTTAAATTTAATTCAACATTTTCATTTTTATACATTATCTCGTATTTTAAATTATATTTTTTAATTAAATCAAAATTAATGGTAACACTATCCATTGTTTGTGTATATCCAACCATTTTTGATTGTTTCTCCTGCCTGATAATATCGTACATGTTTTTAAAGTTATCATCACATTTTATTAATACAGATAATAATTTATTGTTATTACCATCATAAACCGTACATAACGTGTCTTTAAGATCCTCTGTTTTTATTTTATCGACTCTACCAAATTGTCCTAATGAAGTACATAAAGTTATCGAATAATTTCCATTCTTTTTTTTCCTATTTAGCGAAGCACTTTTTAAAGAATAGTTTTGTGAATCAGGACCATGAGCTTTAAATCCTCTATCATCTTCTAACCCTAAGTCTTCAAGTTGGGCAATTTCTCTATATTTAAAATTCCTAAAATATTTTTCAGGGACAATTGAAAAAACGACTCTGATTTTATCTCGAAAACTTAAATTAACAACTAATTCATTGACTTTTTTAATTACGTCATCAATAGATTGTGTTTCTAACATTTTTTTATTATTAAATTCTTCCATTAATATTTTTTTAATTAAATTTTGCATACTAATAAATACAAATTATTTCACAAAACTTTTGACAAATTATTTTCTTTTTTAATTTTTACAACGTGATCCCCCCAAGTTGACACAATACTATTATGACTAATAACAAAGACCTTTTCGAAGTAATCTTTAATCTTTGTGAAGAACTCATAGACCATTTCTAAGTTGTCGTTGGCTATTTTACCGAACACCTCATCTAGTACAACCAGATTTGGTTTTGGCAAACTTGCGATCTTAGTAAGTACGGATCTCAAAGCTAAAGACGAAATTGTCTTCTCAAATCCTGAACCTGAGGTCATTAGTTTCTCAACACCAGTTTCGTTATCTGTCATAATAAACTCAACTTCATTCTTATCATTAATACGAACCTCTAATTTGAAGTAACATGAGTCTTCCATTAATCGTTGTAGTTCGGAGTTGATGATAGGCATCATAGTTTTCATAATCATTTTTGATATACCATTCTTACCATAAAGTTCCAAATATATCTTGTATATCTTTTCTTTCTCTTCTTCTTCCTTAATCGTAACGATTTTCTTTTGGTTGGTTTCAATTTTTTCCTCAAGTGATTTAATTGACCCTTCGTTTGTTGTGATTGAAGTATTAATTGTTCTTCTTTGATTCTCTAAATTATCCAACCTAACATCAGCCTTGATTAGTTGAGCTTCAATCTTTTGATTTTCTTGGATCTTATCTTGGATTTCTTCCCACCTTTTGATCTTATCGTTCAATACTCCAATCTTCAAATCACAACTTTCAACTGAGATTTCATATTTTTCTTTAACCAACTTGTTTTTTTCGTATTCATCAAACTCTTTTTTGAGGTCAACGAAACCTTCTTCCGTGCGGGTTAAAACCGTCATAGCGGCTTCATTTGTGGTTTTCTGCCGGATATAACCATCAAGTTCGGCGATTTTGGCGTTTGTGATTGCCGCGTTCATCAACTCAATTCCACAGTGTTCACATTTGATCCCACCTTCAACTGAAGATTTTAGTTTGTTAATTGACGCAATCTCTGTATCAATTTTAACGATCTCTTTGTAAAGATTGTTGATTTCTTCTTTAACCTTGTCGTGGATCCCTTCTTCATAGAATTGAGAAGGCTCAACAACTTTGATTTCGGATATTTTTGTAAGAAATCCAGATTTCTCACGTTCAATTTCTTTGATTTCATCTTTTGTTTTTTCAGGATTTAACAAACTTAACTCTTGGTCAATGTTTGTGTGTTTTTTCTTTAACATATCATCACGATATGTTTTACCTTTTGTAATTGCTTCATCAACCTCAACTAAAAATTGATTACTTTCTTTTATTTGAATTTGGAGTTCTGATATTGAATTTTGATGTGTTTCAATATCACTCTTCAATTGTTCTGATGAGTATATGTTTGAGATCTTTTGTTTTGAGAACTCAGAGTAGATTTCTTTAGCAACCTCTTCTTTTCTTTTCAAGAATTCTAATCCCATGAAACGTGATAACACCTGACCTCTTGCTGTTGGTTTTGACTCCAATAAATCTTCAAGGTTTGATCCTGTTGTAAGTATTGTCATTAAGAAGTCTTCTTTGGTCCCAATTGAGTTTTTGATAAACGCTTCAGTTTCTCTTCTTTGTTCACCGGTAAAATTCAATAAAGTACCGTCCGATAGTTTCTTGAAGAAATCCAACTCTGTTTTAACGTTCCATTCACCTTTTTTGGATAACTTTCTTTCAATGTTTCTTACAATTACGTAATCCTCACCATCAATGGTAATTTCACCTTTAACGTGGACTTTGTCTTTATTTGAAAATCGGTTGAAGATCTCCTCGGCTTTGGTCGTCTTTGTTGTTTCATTAAAGAACAAAAACATTAGGAGGTCAACGGTAAGAACCGTTTTCCCCCCAAAGTTAGGTGGATCGGATTCAACCACCACAATTCCATTTAACTTATCAAAATCTAATCTTTGATTTTCACCGTATGATAAAAAGTTTGAGAACTCAATGTTTCGAATATACCACTTCTTAAACTGAGCTTGGTTTTCTTCATCACCAGACATTCTGTTTTCAACCATTCTGTTGATACCTAACACATCTTCACTTTTATCCTCATAACCTTTTGATTTAAGATAGTTGGTGATGAGGTCAAGTTGGTATTGTGGGTCAGAGATATTCACTGACACATCAATACTTTGCATGGATTCAGTTTCAACGTTCTTCGTTTTAGTGAGAACATTAACATTGGTGGTATTATACTTCTTCGAGAAGTAATGTTTAACACTCTTGAGTTTGTCCTGTGTAAAGTTTTCCGGTAAATCTTCCCATACAACTTGTATGATTGGGTTTTCATACATAGAAAAGTCCAAATCTTTTATCATGATATTGTAATTAAATGTTTTTGGTGGATTGAATAAATCCATTTTTTATCCTTCTGTTTGTGGTTCTTCAACTACTTCAGATTCATCAAATTCTTTGTTAATTTTTGCGGATTCTTCAGGATTTGGCGTGAATTTGAACGCATGTTCAACAATCTTTTCTTCAACTACACTCATATCTAATTGTTGTTCACCAACTTGAGCACTTAATTCTTCTTCTTTAAGTTTATTCAATTGTTCTTGGATCAACATATCAAATGCCTTTTGCATTCCTGATTTTTTTTGTGCCAAAACCGAATTACGTTTCGCAACCTTTCTTCTGTGTTCTTTTGCTTTTTTACCCATTTTATTTGTTATTAATTATTGTTATTTGGTCTATTTTCTTCAAACCACTCTACTACACCATTGATTGCCCATACAGCACCTGCTGACAACATTCCATCAAAGAATATGGAAATATATCTATTAAGTCCAATAAATTCATGCCAAGGTGCGAACAATGTTAAGGACATAAAAAATCCTACCCAAGTTGATGTACAAAGTATACATTGAATTAAACTATATATAAATTGAAATATCGATCTAAAAAGAACCCACCCAACATTTGGTTGAGCATTTTTATGTATCCAATTTCTTAATCCGTTAAAAATTGATCCGTAAACAAGAATGTTCGTCATTCCGTAAGCGGTAATCATCCACATTAAAACTATCATATTCGTCTATTTAAATTTGATCCCCTCATAAGATAACCCTGATTTTGATTACCATTAATAAGTTCTCGGTTTATTTTTTCCAATTCTTTTATTTGTTCGTTCTTTTGTTGTAACTCACCTCTCAAGTTTTGGAGTGTTTCTTGTAACATATTTGTCTTATTATTTGTTACGAGAATGTCTAAATTATGTCTAAGTTCATCTAACTCTTCATCCTTTTTAGACATTTTATTTTGGAAAATATTTTCCATTTCTTCCGTTTTAGTGGAAAATTCTTCTCTAATTCTGTCAATTTCAAGGGTCTTAGTGGAAATTTCTCCGTTTAACTGGTCTATTTTTAACAATAGTTCATTAACTTGAGTATCATCAGAGGTATAGATTATTTTCTCAACCTCTTTGATGACTTCAACAGGTACTTCCACCCGTATTTCTCGGATTACTTCAATTTCCACCCATTTTTCTTGGTCCCCACCCGTTTTTCTTGAATCACTTAAGTCTTTTTCACCTTCATTGTCGGTTTTTAAGTCTTTTTCATCTTCATTAAGTGTTTTTCCCAAAAGACCGTACTTCTTAATATCAAAACCTTGCTTGAAGCATAGGTACATGAAATTATCCACATCCTTTATTCCTTTGGATTCACATAATGCAGACACTGCCTGCATTGTTTCTCTATTAAATATTTTGGAGTTTTTCGGTTCCATTCTCAATATCTTCAAATGATTTTATGGAGAACTTCATAAATGGTTTTGGGTTTGGTAAATCAACATAAGAATACTCTTTTGATTCAACATCATATATCCCATATCCGTGTCTTCCAATACTCTCACCAATATTTTGTTGGATTGGACTTCCGATCATATATCCCTTACCGGTCTTGAACTTGAACTCTTGTCGTTTGTGGATATCCCCACACAATACGGCTTCCAACCCATTAAACTTTTCAACATCATATGCTTCCTCACCAAAATCAAAACCAAGATCAGTTTTCATCCCTTGAATTGCTCCGTGAAATAAACCAATTCTTTTACCTTTTGATTCGGTAATGTCGGGTGGAATATTTCCTTGATATTGTGAATACACACACCAACTAATATTCTCATCCTCATACACACCTCTATCTCGGTAATACACAATATCCTCATTCCTCAAAGAATTAATAATAGGAGTAAGAGCATCTAATCTTTCGGTATTGTTTACCAAAAAGTCGTGGTTACCAGGTATAATAACGGTTTTAGCAATGAATGAACATTCAGTTAAAATCCAAGCAACAATCTCAATAAGTTCAGGTGTCATTTGATTTTTGGAATGAACAAGATCACCGGTGAACACAATTCGATCTGGTTCCAACTCTTTCCATTGATCAATGGCTGTTTCCAAAATTGATTTATACAAATCGTGGTCTTTAAAAAGACGGATATGTAAGTCTGAAAAGTGTATAAGTTTCTTAATCATTTAATTGTGTTTTGTCTCCGCAATATACTTCGTATGGTGGTCTGTATGGATCATCTTTTACCGGAAATGGTGGATTTACAGGAAATGGGTTTACAGGGATTGGTATTATGGAAGGGTCAAACATACCATTTTTGTTTACTTCTTTAACCTCTTTCATCTTTTCTTGGATGGTCTCAATATCTACTTGTGTAAAGTCAGTCCAATTTCTGTTGGTCATAAAACCATCTAACCAAAAATAAAATTCTTTGTGTGTCATATTTTTAGTCAATGAATAATTCAAAGTCAGCGTTAACGTGACCACACTCATTACACATATAAGTTGGGAATGGTACAATCGTGTCTTCATGACTTCCTGTTAATAATGCCGGTACTTTTTTGATCATAGTTACTTCTTTGAAGAACTTTGAGTCACATTTTTCACACTTGATAGTTTGTTGTTCTTTCAAGTTAATTTTTGGTCTGATGATATCGTCGCTCATTTTATTATATAATTTACGTTTATTTTAATTGTTGTTGTGTCCCAACTGGTATTAGTATACCAAATTGGCGTAATTGTTGCTTCCATACTCAATAATAGTTTATTTCTTAAGTTTAGTCAAATATTGTTTTATATCCATATCTAAGATTGTGTTCATAGTTTTTTTAGATACTCTATATTCGTGATACTCCCTTTCATCTGTAATCAAAACGACGATACACCCTAAAAGTTGTATATCCTCATATTTTGATCCCTCCAACATTTTTAAAAGTAACCTACCATAAAAAGGTAATTGAGTATTGTAGTGACCTAAAGCATTATCAGGTAAATCTTCAAATGGTTTTTTCATTTTTTTAGTATAACGAGTAACCGCAAAGTTCTTCGGCTTATTTGATTTCCAATCTGTTATAAGAATACCGATGTTACCATTTGTACCAATTACCAACCAAACCTTATCGGGTTGACCTGTATATTCAAGATCAGGATGCCCTAAAACCATCTCCGTATCAATCAGTTCACATCCTCTTTCTTTGAGAAGTTCAATGTAATGTTTACCAGCCATGATCATCGTATCACTTTTGATGATCTGTTCTGCGTCACAATCAAATATTGGTTGACGAACAACTTTATTGATCCCAAATTCTTTAAGTGTATGTTCTTCCAAAAAGAAGTGACAACGAGACCCCAAGTTTGTTGATTTCCTACCTAATTCCGCCCATTCTTCCATTAATCTTTCGGCTTCATCAGGATCACCACCAGCTTTACTATAGGCGGCTTGTTCGGTTGGGAAGTCATCGTAGAATATCTTCATCACTTTGGATACTGATGGGAAGTCCGATCGTAAATTACCGTTCTTATCCAACATAGTATATTTATGACTTTCCTCCTCAAAGGTGAGTTGGAATTCTTTTTGTTTCTCAGAAATAATATCCCTTATTTCTTGTGCTATTTTTTTTAAATCCATTATTTTATTATATGATAATATTCATCTTTTATTTCACCCCTTAGATCGGCAATATCTTTCTCGTCGGGTAATTTTATTAACTTTATTCTACCCCATAGTTCACCACCATTCAATTCGTGATAAAGTTTAACAGAGTTCCCCCAAGCATCGGCATCCAAACATATTATGATATTTCCTTTAGCGTTGCGATATATTGTCTCAAACAAAAGTTCTGACATATGTTTACCTAACATTGGTATAGGATTATTTAAAAACAATCCATCAAAAGCACCTTCAACCAAATAAACATCTTTCTTCCAATCAATTAAATTTTCCCAAAATATAATTTTGTCTTTTTCGGCTTCAGGGTTCTTATATTTTGCTCGGGACATCGGGTTCCAACTCCTTGCAATATAGTAGTTCAACTCACCTTTTTTATCGTATGATGGGATCACAATACGTCCAGCGTGGTCTCCTTTATCACAAAACCCAATCCCAAATCTTTCAATCATTTCATCGGTAATTCCACGACTTTTGAGGTAATTCATTGCCTGTCGTCTAACAGGATATACCGTACTTGAGTCCTTGAATAAGGTAAATCCTTCAGGTAATCTGAGTGTTTTTTTCTTTTTTTCTCGTTTTACAACTGTTTCTGGTTTGAAAACCTCATAAAGTTTCTTTTGTTTCTTGTTTCCGTATTTGTCAAATATCCTACCCAAAGGTCCGTGTGTACCCTCACTATCACCGCAAGACCAACACTTATAAACATTGTCTATATAATTGACCTCCAAATTGTGTTTATCCCTCCCATCGTCACATACGGGGCAGTTGAAGGATATTTGTCCACGATTGGGGTAGTGAAGTCCGTGATCACCAAGAACATCTTCCAATAACTCAACTAAAGCATCATTTTCATCCATCTCCTATAATATAAACATAAACTTTCAATACATCAACTACACAAACTTTTGAGTTCTTTTATATTTATTAATGATATGCCAACACAAATCACTATTTCAACTTTAACAGGGGCTCAACCATTTGACGTTTATTCTTGCGATGACACATACGACAATTGTATATACGTAGCAACAATCACATCAGGTCAGGTTCCCTATAATTTTGATTTACCTTTTATTCAAGAAGGTATGTCTTCAGTTGGAATAAAAGTGGTCGATAATAATGGTTGTATTGAGGAGTCTAATGTTGTAATATAATATGTGTCTTAATTTAGGTCTTTGGGTTTATAGTGGTACTTCGGTTGGTTTATGTAATGAAACACCAAACTTAACTTTATACGGTAATAATGTATTTTCTGCAGAGCCGGTATTCAGTGGTTCAGGATGTAATAATCCTGCGGATTTGATTGCAACAGGATTTTATTCAAATGGTAATTTAACTTTTGAATTTTCATTTTTATTCGGACAATATTATGTAAGTGGTATTTCAGGTTGTACGACTGGTGGTGATTTATATTGTATACAAAATGAACCAGGTTATAATGACACATATTTACTAGTTGGTGTTCAGGATGATTACCCACTCTACACATCTGTAACCAATAATACGTGTATTTATTATTCAACAGTAGAAACAAGATGGTGTTTAGCAAGTAGTGTTGGATCTCCGTGTGTTCAATTTGGTCCTTTTGCAAGCACAAGTTCGGAGCCAGATTTTGATATAACTGTTGGGTATCCAGGTTTATGCGTAACACCCCCAGCACCACCTGTAGACCCGTGTTTAACAATTGATTTTGATGCAATTTTTGATTGTTTAGTTCCAGTATCACCAACACCAACACCTACTATTTCAGTAACACCAACACCAACACCAACTCCATCAGCATCTAATCCATGTGGTGGTGTTTCAATGACTGTAACTTCGAGTGGTTACACTCCAACACCAACCCCAACAATGACACCAACACCAACACCTTCACCACAGGTTACGAGACCTTGTAATTTTTCAGGTGAGGTAATATTCAACGCATTTACCGAATACTTACAATGTGGTAATAGTAAAAAATTCAAAGATTGTTTTACGGGTATCGATTATTACACATCAGATGTTGTTTTAGTCTCAGGGACGACGTTACCGACAGAAGGTTATGTCTATAATTCGGTGATTAACGGACAAGGTTATTGTATTATATATGAAGGTACGGTTGATAATATAAGTGGTGTTGATAATATTACATTAACAAATGAGATCGGATCTTACGTTGATGGAGCGTGTTTAGATTGTTTACCAAACCTAACCGCAACTCCTACCCCTACACCGACATCAACACCAACTCCAACTCCGAGTTTATCACCTTGTGTTAGTTTATCATACAGAATAACTAATGAAAGCCCCGCACCAATTAAATTTGATTATACCAATTGTAATGGATCTCAATCTCAAAATTTACCTGGGTTCTCTTCAATCATTATTTGTGCTTCGGTTATACCAACAACAACATCACCTAACATACAGATAGATCCTTTAGGTTCAACTTGTCTATAAAAAAAAATATCACCTAAAAAGACGATATTTCCAATTATCGGTATTTTACCCGATATTAACTCCAAATCTCTTTTAATCTCATAAATCCTAATACACAACTATAAGCATCTGTTTGATCGAAATTTTCTTTCTTAAGTGTGTTATTTTTGGTGTATAACCATTTAATTTGAGGTTCTCTTTTTGCGACTTTTTCCCAAATAACCATTTTCTTATCAATGTCTTTTGGTAGTCCACCAAACAATACAAATTTTTTCTTATCGTTCTCTTGTACCAAATCAGGAAAAGCAAACTTTCTTGAGTTATATGTTGAAATGAATTCAGGTACAATTCCTAATATATTATATATTTCTTTGAAGATAAAACTATTGAATCTTAATAATGTTTGGATTGTATATATATTATTAGAGTTAAGTAATGGTTCTTCAATTACAACTCTGACGATTCCAAGATCTTTGTATTCTTTTAATTTTTCGGCAAAAACTTCGGACTTTAGAATTAACTCTTTAAGTTTGTCATCTTCATTTTTATCCATCTTTGGTCTCGGTGAAATGTGAGTAAGTTCCAACAATTCTTGTGTCTTTATATCGAATAGTGCCCAACCGATTGTTCTTGTAGAAACGTCCAAACCTAACACTTTGGGTGAATTTTTTAAATTTTTTGCCATAAACAATAATGTTTTATATTATAATAAACTAAAACAATAAAAATTGTAGTTTTTTAGAAATCTAACTTAATAACATACTGTTGAATACCTTGTCTTAGTACCGGTGATTGTAATTTAGACATCACCAAAATATCTTGGTTTTCATCTAGCAAAGCAATCTCCGTAACATATGATTGTGTACCAAATGTCCATGTTGGGTTCTGTGAAACTAAGAACTCGTTAAAACTTAAGTTGATCTTATACTTCATTTCGTAAATGGTTGCCTGAATATCAGTTTCCAAATTACCGTAGAAATAATACTCATCACCGAAATTAAGTTGTTGTCCTGTTGCTCCGTTTTGTACTAATTCAACATAGTTATTCAAATTATAGTATGGTGCCGAATTGTAATTTTCCGCAGTTACCGTAAACGTACTTGCGGTTAGTGATTGTTGTGTAACATATCCATTAAGGAATAAGTCACTAATTTGATCTGTAAAATCAATCAATCTCCATTGTGTTGGGTCTGGTCTCTGACCTGCAATTGTTCTCTGAGCCAACACTTGAAATTGTGTTGCGTAGAATCCAGCGGGAACAGTACAAGTAGGACAAGATGTTGTTGTAGTTGTTGTAAATGGACTAATAGTCGTTGTTGTCGTAGTACTTGGCGAAGTTGTTGTTGTTGTGGTTGTTGGATTAAATCCTGGTTGTACCAAACAATTAAATTCCGCACCAAATCTAACTGCCACATTCTGTGGAGTATCAGGAGTACAAACATTTGCCGTACCAACAACACTTGTATAGTAATTACTGTGTAACGAATTAGTAAATGTGTCAGTATTTGATAAACGATAAGTTACCCAAAGAGTTTCTCCACCACCAGTTAACACTCCCGTTGAACTTGAAACTCCGCAGGTGTTTGGTGTGATTAATGAAACTTGTGGAGCCGGTAACGTCCAGTTTCTATTTGATTTATATGATAATGCCGCAACAATTTCTTCGTCATCAATAATAATCAATTTAGAATCAGGAAATACTTTACCAATTCTACTTGGTAATCCGTTAGGTTGTGCAAATGTATCCCAAAGGTTATAATACCTCAAACCCGGTTGGTTCATATTATCAGAAATACTTGATTTGATGTATTGTACTTGGAATAAGTTTTTACCATCAAACCCTGGAGGATCAACCCAAAAAGTTTGTCCGAAACAACATTCAGGGTTTTTGTGCCACATCAAAGTTGGTATGTGTAATTTAAAGTTTCTTGCTTGTCCTTGAGTGTTATCAGGATTTTGAGTATCGTAAGGTTCTAAAGCAAATTTTTCTCCATAGAAAAAATCTATTGTTTGATTTGTATAGTGAATAATCGCAATCGCTTTTTGTTCTTCCGGTGTTACAACAATTTTCTCACCAAATGAATTATAATAATAAACAGAATCTGTTGATGTCTGAGCATTTGAGTTGGTATAACCAAAGTATTCTTTTTGACCTATATATTCAATAGATCCAAATTTAGTATAATCTTGGTATGTACTTGAATTTAATCCAGCAGGACTCTCAGTCCAAGGAATATTCATATTCCATATTTTAACATCAAATTGATCGGTATCACAAACCGATTCAAAATCAATAACACTTTGACTCCAATGTGGTTCAGGTGTAAAACTATCATACAATGGAACCATTTGTGGTGGGTAGATCAAAGTTCTCGCAAGACAATCTGACGCTAAATTTGTAAAGTCAGGTGTTGGTCTATCTAATGTTAATAAATCACCACAAACCGCAACAATTCTATAAGTAAGAATTGAGAAACAACTAATAACGTCTTTATTACAGTCAGGCGCCGGTGGTAATGGACACTGTGGTGTGTTTGAAGGTGTTAAACACGGAGTATGTGTTGGTGTTGGTGTTGGGGTCGCCGAAGCACATGGGTTTGAACTTGTTGTGCTTGGTGTTGGTGTTGGAGTGGGTGTTTGACCTACTGATGCGGTTGGTGTTGGTGTTGGTAAATTACTACATGAACAATCAGTCGCTGCTCTACCATCATAATATATTGTAATAAAGTCACCCACACTTGGTGTGTTATTATTTTGACTATTACAATCCATTCTTTGAACACTAATTTCGTTCGTACCATTTAAGGTAGACATATTAACAATATAATTAGGAGTGATAACATAATTGTTGTTAACAAGTGCTTTCCAATCTACTGTTGTTGCTGTTGTGTTTCCTGAGAAGAACCCTCTCATTGCAGCTCTATTATAAACGGACTCAATACCCGAATCCATAAATGGAATACCATAAATATTTGTTTGACCTTCATCAACTAAGTAAGGATATTTTATATACTGTCTATTAGATTCAGGAACACCAGAACTATTCTGAGCGTTAAATTCAGGTTCTAAAATAACCGTATTTGCTTGATTGTAAGTGTTCGGTAATTCATTGTATGAAACCTCACTATCCCCTAAAGCAAAATATGATATCCTAAAATTACCCTCAGATAATCTTTGTCTACCTGTGTCAGTAACACGAGTGTTAACTAATCCTGACGTATTTTTAATTATATATCCCATCTAACTGATAAATATTCTGTTAATCATTTTATATTACAACAGGTTCGGGTGGTGTTGGATTTACAACATTTAACACACAACAACCACAATTATTAATTGAGTTGTTTGTAATGGTCAGTTGATAGTATCCAGCAGCAAGTTCACAAGAACCTGTTGGGTTATTTATTACACTATTAGTAATGGTACCACTAACCGTTTGGTTACTACCCATAGTAATAGTGTTTGTGTAAATATTATTTTGTTGCGTTACCGTTATTGGATTATCAGCAGTACACGGACCTCCAAGTGGGTATGTATTTAACGACGTACTTGACAATGTCATTGGTCCAGTACCGGTGATCGTTGTAATATTATTATATGTAGGTAAAGGTGATAGAGTTGTTGGGTAATAATTAAATGTTGATGACTGAACTAAATCGAATGTTACCGTAACCCCCGCAGGTAACACAGGTGTAGTGATTGAGAATGTATTCAACGAATAATTAACATTTAATGTCAAATTATATGTAACAGATGGTGTATTACCTACAATAACACTCGCAACTGTACCGATTGTTGTATTAACATCCCTCACAAAAATATCATAATTACCATTTGTAAGTCCGTTGAATATTGGTGATGATTGGTAAGTTGCTCCCCCGTTTATTGAATATTCATATGGTACTTGTCCTCCTGATGCCGAAACAATAATACTACCATTAGTACCACAAACTGCGTTATTTACATTAGCACTTACCGATATCGTATAAGCGGTCGAGCATTGTCCGTTGATAACATCCAAACTATAAACCGATGGTGTTCCCAAAACTTGCCAGTTACTTATTGGTGGATCGGAAGGGTCGTTATTTATTAATAACACAGAAGGATTTGAATATCCTGTCATTGTCCATTGGGACGGTGTTGATCCTGTATTCCAATAAATAACATATTGTCCTGTTGATGAACTCCAACTTGGTTGACCGTTTATTTCATTACTTGGGTCTAAATCAATTTGTATTGCTTCCGTTACTTGACCTATCTTTGTACTTCTAACAACCAGTGTTGCACACAAAGGACCATTAACTTTAGGTATAGATGGTATGTTACAATTACCGGGATATGATTCTTCAATAAAATAATTTGTACTACCACTAACAGTCCAAGTGTCCCCCGAAGGATATAGACCACTATTACTTAACGATTCATAAAATGATCCTTGACAATCTAAACTTTCACAGAAAATCCAAACACCTTGTGATTGACTCCAAAATACATAACCTAACTCGGTAATACCGTACTGTAATTTGTAATATGGTTTACCATTTTTTAACCCTAAACTACTTGTTGAGATGTAAACCAAAGTATCTTCAACAACTCCCGATACAACAAAACAAACACCAGAAAAAGTAGTGGTTTCAGCCGTTAAAACACAAGTTGTAATTGCCGTAAAATCTTTATAGTAATCAGTAACAGTCGCTTGATATGCTCCAACACCTAAGTTAGTTAAAGCCGGAGCAAAACTACCTACCTCCCAAAAAATAGTATAAGGTGGTGTACCACCTGTTATAATTAAAGCGGTTGCACCATCGAAAGATATGTCACTTGAGGGTTGTAAAACCGAGCAACTTATTCCCAATGGGAATATTGTAATGACATCACATTCATTTGGTCGGTTAGTACTTTGTATTGTAGAATTTCCCATTATCTATATAAATAATCAAATATTGTATTTTTGAATATAAGATTTCATATTCTCCATATATTTTATTGTTGAACTATCCTTATTTATATAATCAAAGTGATTGGGGTTCTCTCTCATTTTTAATATTGGATCAATATTAATATAGTCCCCTTTATAGAATTTTGTAGTTTTTAGATTATCAGTAACTCCCGCCATGTGTAATATTGGGTGTTGTTCGTATTTTTTAATGTCGTCAGTTGCCCAAGAAAAACTCATTTCATCTGTTATCTTTGTTTCAAATCCGTACATCCATAAGTTCCAAAGTAATGCCCACATTTCTGCCGTCCAAAACTGTATTTGACCCGGATTAATCGGAAATCTTTTTTGGTAATTTAACATTTGATCGTACAACTTAATTGAATCTTTATAGATCTTATCCCAAAGTTCACAATTAGAATTCTTGATGAGGTATTGTCCTCCACCTGAATTTTTTTGATTAGTTTTAATTGTGTCGACATCAACACCAATCACTTCAGACATTTCACTTATAAGTTGTCCCTTTTCGGTGTTTAGGTGTTTTTGTTCATATCTTCCACAACAATCCATTATGTAATCATACCCAATATACCCTATGGTATCGGATAAATAACAAGTATTGTCATTTAATAATTCTTCAAAATTTGGTAGTTCTCTAAAAATGATATCAGCGTCATGTAAGAAAAAAAGTTTACCAAATTCAGGATTTGATTGTATCCACTTCGATATTAGGTATGGTTTTATACTCGGTATATAATGTTTCTTAACTCTCTCATCAACAAAGTAATGAACGTTAACACCTAACTCTTTTAATTCTTCAGATTGTTTGGATGGTTTGGTGTTCCCTTGAACTAAACCTAAAACCACGTGTATTTTATTTGGGTCAATACCTTTCTCAATAAAATTGTGAATGTACAATTTTATTTGCCAAATAAAATAGGGGACATCGGGTTGTGCTGAAACAAATAATATGTTTTCCATAAAGGAAAATTAAATTAAAATAAGGTAAAGTGAATTAATTTTAAATTTTAAACTCTATACGATTTCATAACTTCCGTTCCATAAAAATCTATCACCATTCGCCCAAGTAAATGGTTGAGTCGCGTTTACATCATTTGCAGTTCCATTTACAATATTTACATATTGCATAGGGGCTTTAGTGTTAAACCCTGCTCTTCCTCCAGCCATTATGGCATTATACCAAGCACTACCATTATCTAATAAAGTTACCGTCATCAATATAGCGTCAGCATGAACTGCCGTAACTGGCATCGAGACATACCATTCTCCCGTACCAAATGTTGTTGTTGATCCCATTGCGATATTTCCTCTAACAAAACATGTTTTACCAATTACTTTATACCAACCTTCTATAGTTCCATTACCAATTACTGGATTAGTACCTGACGATGTCCAAACAGGTGTGTAGGATGACCAAGCAGATTCTATTTGTGACCCAGAAAGGTTAAATGTTATTGTAGATAATGTTGTTGCCGATACCGTTGGTGAAGTTACAGTTGTTGCCGTCATACCGCTTGTATAAGTATTACCGCTAATTATAACAGAACTACCAGACATCCTAACTAAATCCGCATCGTTTACTCTGAAGTTTATGTAGCTTGGTGGGTATGTATTGTTAGTTGCAAACATATCAATACCAACAGGTACGCTTGAATTGTCTGAAATCCCTAATTGGATTTTTCTATCAGAGCTTAACTCGTCACCACCGCTTGATGCTATAAATGGTCCTTCTTTATTAACACCACCTGTAGATGTAATTAATAATTCTCCGGTTTTTTGATAGATAGCCCCATAAACGTCTAAGTCATATTGAGGACTACTAACCCCAATTCCCAACCTTTTATTTACATTATCCCAAGTAAATCCAGTAGTTTGACTTACCGTACTTGCCGAACTTTGGAATAGGACTCCACCTGTAAATCCTGATTGAATCTGTGTTGAGTTAATAATTACTACATCACTTGGTAAATTTTGATAAGTTGTTGCTGATATTGTTATCGCACTTAAACCCGCATTAAATATTGTATTACCCGTAACCGTACCTCCTGATAACGGTAAAAATAACCCAATCCCACTTTGACCACTTGTCCCTGACGATCCGTTTGATCCTGACGTACCGCTAGATCCTGAACTTCCTGAGGATCCTGAAGAACCAGAACTACCTGATGAACCCGATGAACCTACTTGAGCGCCTATTGTTGTTGTAACATATGAATAATGGGAAGTTCCTTGAGTATAAAACGATGCCGAACTTACCTGATTATCTTGATTTACAACTTTAATAATCACCACCATTCTGTCTGTAGAATTAACCGATGATGTCGGTAATGTAATGTCAGTAATAACACTTACTGGTGTTGTATTATTATTATTCCATCCAATATTAACCGCTTGTGACGAACCAATAAATCCTTGAATAACTCCTAAACTGTTCGCTAAATAAAGCTCAACAAAAGCCTCTAAATCATCGTTTTCATCATCTTTTGTGAACCATAAATTAAATATTTGGACTCCACCAGGTATAATATTAAATCCAAATTGAGTTGATGCGTAACTACCAATTGTTGTACCTGTTGATAGTGCCGAAATACTTTGAGTTGTAACAGTTTGACCACTAGCCAATGGGTCAGTTGACAACTGTAAATAACTACCTACCTCAACTATGTCTGAATTAAAGAAATAATTAGTTCCACCACCGATACCATTTTGACCACTAGTCCCTGAAGATCCTGAAGAACCTGAGATACCGCTAGTTCCTGAACTTCCTGAGGATCCTGAAGAACCAGAACTACCTGATGAACCTGAAGAACCGTCCGCACCATTATATACCCATGAAATTGTATATGTAAGTGTGTTTAGTGTACCACTACCGGCAATAAACGTTAAAGAAAAATCAAAATAACTTGTGTTGTCAGTACCACCACCAACTTCAAAAATACCAATTACGTTGTTATTCCCAAGTTCTGTTATTTGTAAATATGGTCTGCTAGAACCTGGTGTATTAATAATAGTTAATAAGGTATTTAACCAACTATAATAATCCGTTGAATAAGAATCGTCCTTACTAATACTAATCTCAGTTATACTTGAGATGGTACTTGAATTTGTTACAAAAAATTTGCTATTAGGGTCATTTGGTGCCTGAGTACCACTATTAAAATCCCACCTACCTGAATTAGATCCATCATTACCTGTAATTCCATTAGACCCGCTAGTACCGCTTGATCCAGATGTACCTGAAGAACCGCTAGACCCTGTTGTACCTGAAGTTCCGCTAGACCCTGAAGTTCCATTAGCACCACTAGATCCTGATGTCCCTGATGTTCCGCTAGTTCCATTGGCACCACTAGATCCTGATGTTCCGCTAGTTCCATTGGCACCACTAGATCCTGAAGTTCCATTAGACCCACTAGAACCGTTTGATCCTGATGTTCCATTAGTACCTGTGGCTCCACTTATTACTTGAGCAACCTGTTGGATTGTCGCCTTAAAAGAAGAACCGGCAGGATTTTGAGATGTGTTACCGGTGATGACTATGTGAATTAAGTCCGTTAAAGAAACTCCAGTTGCTTGTATTTGATCCGTTAATAATGCCATATCGTATAATAAATATTTTGGTTACTGAAAATTAAACTGCGTTCCATCCATAAAGAAGTAATATTGTAAATTTTGGAACTGTTTTGGCGCTCCTTCAACTGTACAATAAATTATTTCAGACACTGAACATCCGTTTGAATCGGTTAAAGTTAATTGTAGTGCGGGTGCGGTGTTGAATTGAGATGGTAAAGTAAAAGTTACAGGAAAAGTGGTTCCACTACCAACATAAGAGCAATTATTTCCATAAACATCACATGCAACACCACTAAATGGTGGTGTAACACTTGTAGCACTATAAACTATTACTTGATTTGCCACGACTAACTACAACTAACACAAGATATGTCATAATCAATCAACAAGTTGACTTTTATTTCAGTATCTTGTAATGGATTTATTTGTTGAACTGTACAGTTTTTAGTTGTATCCTCACATGCTGTTGTTATTGTAATCCTATTTGATATTACATCAACAGTAACACTTGATATACCTGAAAAACTTTCCAAAATATTTATAATGGCATCCGCCCAAACCGTATCACTTGGATAATCTGTGGTTCCTGTTGAAGTGTAGAACTGTGTTTGTGCTGATACCCCACCAACCTCAGCGTAAATCGTAAAGTCAGCAGAATTAATAATACAATTTGTATCACCACTTGTAAGATCGTAAAAACCTTCTAAGTACATGGACCTTATCGTCTTTTTCTGTATTAAACCACTATCAAAGAATTGTTCCTCACAAACAGTATAGTATCTATAATCCACATATTTTTTAGTTCCAGTAAGAGTTACCGATTTTGTTAAAGAACACCCACTTACATCAGTACAAGTTAAACTATATGTCCCTGCGGTAAGACCACTAACCGTAGATCCTGTTTGCCCGTTAATACTTCCTCCACTCCATACTAAATTAAATGGTGGTTCCCCTGAAAAAATAAAAGTAGTGATTGACCCATCGTTACCATTAAATGGTTGTGAAGCAAATAAATCAAAATAAACCGATTCACTATAATCAACATAAACAGCAAAACTCTGAATACAATTTGGTGTACCAGAATCTTGTACCGTAAGCGTATAATTACCCCATTTTAGGTTATTAAAAATACCAACAGGACTTGTTGTACTTGTTGGATTATAAGTTGGGCCTGTCAATGTAAATAAGTAAGGTAATGTACCTCCCGTCGAAACAACAACTTCAATTCTACCATTATCCCCCCCACATGTCGTTCCTGTAACTGCGGTTGTTGCACTATATAAATTAGTTGAGCTAATTGTTGTTGTTGCAGTATAAGTACAACCAGCGGATGTTACCGTTACTAAGTAATTACCATTAGGTAACCCATTAAATGTCTGATTTGGATTTCCTAACACACCAACTTGTTGTATTCCTGAACTACCTGAAACTGAAATTAGTAAGTTAGCCTCGGTACTATTTCCATTATCAACCAAAACTTGTATTGATCCACTACTTGTAGAACAAAATGAATTAGTTGTGTTAACAGCAACCGTACTAAATGAGTTTGGTGTTTGTAAAGTAACGCTATCAAATATCGTACATAAACCAGCATCAGTTACCAAGAAAGAGTATGCTCCCGATGATAAACCTGTAAATGTTAATGACGTATCAAACGTTATTCCAACTTGACCCGAAGATCCGCTGAAAAAATAAGGTGCGGTTCCATTTGCAACTATAAACTCAACTTCCCCGTCGTTCGCAAAACAACTTGGTTGCTGAATCGTTATAAAACCGGCAGATTGTAATGGTGCAACGGTATTAACAAAATATGATTGTGAACTACTACAACCGGATGAGTTAGTTATATCAACAATGTAAGTACCACTTGTTAACCCTGTAACTGTTGTACCTGTTTGTCCGTTTACATTTGAACTCCAGTTTATCGTATAAGCAGAAATTGGAGGAGTTAAACCTGTAATAAATATTTTTCCACTTCCTCCACCAATACAACTAGCATCGTCAACAACATATCCACCAAATGTGAATCCTGTTGATGGTGTTAAAATAACTGAAGCCGTTATCCCTGTACATCCACCACCATCGTTAGCAACTATATAGTACGTTCCCGCAGATAAGTTGGTGAACTCATAATAAGGTGTTGGTGTTATTGCTGATGTTATGTAATTATCACTACCATCGTAAAGAATAAATGACGCATTCCCATAAACTGTAGGTGTAAACCCTGTAATAACACCATTATCTAAACCACACGAAGGTGCTGTCGAATCAATAGTTACAGTTGTACCTGTTGAAATGTAAAATGGTTGGACTATTTTGGTGGTCACGTTCGCAACATTAACATAATAAGTACCACCTGTCAGTCCCGTCACATAATAAAAAGTAGTACTTGCAGATGAAGGTAGATATAAACCGGCAGCATCCGCAACACTATATGTGGCAGTATCACCGGTTATGTTAAAAAACACCGCACCTGATCCTGTATTACTACAGTCACCAGTGACGCTTAAATTATATACTTGAATGTACCCCATTATTGATTACAAAATATTTCAAATTCAATTCCTATGTTTATTTGGAAGTCGTCAAAATTAGGAATACAGTTATTGTTAAATACAACCACATTTTCATTGTCCACATCAATATTATAACTATAACCTGATGTTAGTAAATTATCTAAAGCGTCTCCCAAAGCATTAACCCATTGAGTGTCGGTAGGATATTGACTTGGTCCAATTCCACTGAAGAATCCGTATTGTTGTATTAATACTCCGTTTTGTCTTATATCAACATACCAACTTGATGAAACCGTATTTATCGAACACACGGTTGAGTTTAAACCATTTTGAGTAAAGAAGTTTTGTAATGTTTGAGTTAAAACAACACCAAAAGAACTAATTAACGGATCACTATTCCAAGGATATAAACCACAAATAACTTCTTGTACAGGACAATCTAAAACATAAAGTTGTGTTGATAAAGTACAAGGTTTACAAGGTACCGGTATAAATCTACAACCTTCTTGTCTTCTCCAAACAAATTTTTGTCTGTGTAGAACAGAATTTTCTAACCTAACACCAGTGTTCCATATTGTTGTAGCAGGAACCATTTGTTCTACCATTCTAATCCAATAGTTACCCATACCATTCACATAATCAATCATCGTTTGATATGTGAAATTATCATTTTCAATACCCGCTAATTTTTGTGATTCCAAGTATCTCCAATAAATTGATTGTAATGTGGGGTACCCACCTGTTTTACCATCAGTGATTGTTTGTCTATTTCGGACATTAATCATATTCCTCCAAAACGTTTGAGCAAACTCAAAGAATGTTTTTTGTTTTGGTTTCGGAACAATTGTTGTCCAATCAATACCACCCAATTTAGGATATGGGTTTGGTATATCACAAGGTGTTGGTGGTGTATAGAATAACCCTTGTTCAGGTATTGGGAAGTTATATTGACGAGACATTGTCCATACATCATAAACCAAACCTTGAGCCGGGTTCATCATAATATCAACATTCTTAACATTCAATGTTAAACATTCTTCCCCCACCTCATAATAAGAATTAAATCCACCCTCAAAACTTGTTCTTAAAGTTGGGTCTGAATCAGTCCAACTCTTTTTATTATCGGCAACTCTTCTTAACTTAAACCCTAAGTTCAAATAAGGGAATTGTCTGTATCGTTGTAAATATTCTTCACCGTAATTAAATGGTAATAGTTGAGTTTGATAATTTGGGTTATTACCTGTAAATAATAAATTTGTTGGTACCGCAAACTCAGGCATTCTGTGTTGTGGTGTGGACTCAAACCATCCCCCACCAATTTGGAAGTAATATGTTTCAGATGCGGTTGGCATTTGAGGACAACCGAACGCGTCAACAGGATAATCACCTCTATCCGTTAAAACATTAGAATTAACCGAAAATGTTGTGAATCCCGTATATTGAACCCCTTGAATGTAGAATATATTATCACCTTGTAATACGGGTAATTGTAAACTTATCGTACCACCTGTAATTTGGAAGTATTGTTTTTCAAACTCCCTCATGTTGATTCGTTGATCCGCAACATAGATGTATTCATTAAAATCAATCAACGCTTCAGGTGCACCAACCATTCTTAATAAACACTCAATAGATTTTCTTGTACCTTTTGATTTAAAAAGGTAAGCTGAGTTTAATATTAAGTTCCTATAGAACTGATAGTTGATCTCTTCAGGTGTTGGTCCGATTTGTAAACCAGGGAATGTATTAGGTTGTGTTGAGAATACCGCCTGTAGTAACTCCTCATTGGATATTGGTGAGAAATTTGTGGTCCAACCCAAAGTTTGAGCCAAGTTTTTCAATAATTGTGATGGTATATCGTTCTGTACGGTATAATGAACACTATTAATATTACCTAAAGCCGATATGAAAGATTTTGTCTCATCGAAACTTCTTCCATAAATCTGTAATAATTTTTCGAATTTTTGGTCAGGTGTATCAAACTCTTTTAATGCTCCTGTTGTAAAAAATCTTGAAATTAAGTTTGTATTATATTGATCTAAATTGATCGCAAAGTCATTAATCTGTGTTAAGTAGTTATCAAAACTTGATGTGATGATATCTAAGTTCCAAATACCCGCTTTAGGGAATGTTGCATACTCACTTGAGATCGCAAATGAACCATCTTCCAATTCTTTTGGTACAACAAACTTAGCTGTGTAAGCCGGTGTTATTTGTCTGTTAAGCAAAAAGTTCTCAACCGGATCAAACTTAAGATTAAACACTTTATTAACCTCAAAGTCATTTGGTCTAATTACCAAATAATCATAAGATATTTGATTACCACTAAATGGATTTCCATCAACAATGATTTTTAAACTAGTTGAACTACTATCGGTAGGGTATAAATAATTAAGAGGGTATTGTTGTCCGTTAATGAATAGAATATATTTTTTATACTCTAATTTCATATTTCTTAATATTGAAACCTCATTTTCACTAAACCTCATGTTGGTTTCAGCGTTTTGTGAGTAATCAATATCAAAAGGGTTTCTTATTGAAGATAATAAAATCTCTAATGTTGTATCATTTTCAATAGAATCATAACTTATATTGAATGCGGTTTCTTGGTTAATGAATTTGTCCGTTTGTGGTGCAATTTCTAAACCAGCGGGAAAGAAGTTAATTATCTTTGTTATTGAGACCGAAAATCTTTTAACTAATGAACCATATTGGGTAAAGTTTGTTACCTGACTTAAATCGTAATTAGGATAAACTCGGTAGTTTGCCGCTAATATTTCTGCGGACTCTACGTTTGTATCAATATTAATAGATTCTAAATTGATAGGATCAGAAAATGTACCTATCGTAAAAGTTCTATTCTGTTTTTCGGTAATGTTTGTTGTGAAATTAAAATTCGCTTGTGTCAAACCTCCGCCAGCAACAAGTTGTACCCCAACTAAATTGTTAGAGAATTGATTTGCTGCACTACTTTGAGGCGGACAAGTAAATTTCTGTGTTGCCATTAAGCTGTGATATTGTTAAATGCTTTAGAGAAGTCGATATTTTCACCACGATTTTGTCTAACCTCATAAAGAAGAGAGTTAAACTGATCTTTAATTTCATACAAGTTGTATTGTTGATAGATGTTATTATCAGCATCGTAAATAGTGTAGATACCGTCCTCAATAGATTTAGTTTGATTACCGTAAAGTGCAATTGCAAGTGTTGAAATGTCTTGATCAACAATTTCAATTTCAGTACTTATAGGGTTGAAGTATGTATTTGAAATAATGATACTTTGGTTTGGTTGACCTATAAATGGTGTTGCACTTGGTTTGTTAGTAGGTGATGATGAAGGTGATAACGTACAAAATAGTAGGTTTGTTGCTCCCTCAACATAAGCATATCTAATAGATTTTTGAATTGTGTTTGTTAGGTTTTGTACCACAGGTTCACAATAGAACGATGAAGTAATGATCCTAAAAAAGTTAGGTATTTTAGTCCCATCAGGATTTAAATATTCAACTCTAAAACCAACTAACCCCTGATTAACGAATTTGTTTCTATATTCAACTGGAACGTTATTAAGGTCAATCACAAGACCCTTTACATTTGGTAATGCCGATAAGACACCACAATCAGTAATTGTTGTTCTGATTTGTGCCGGTCTAATCATTAGAGTATAAATCCCTAATTTGTTAAATTGGTCTGCCGGTAGTTTAAGGTTATATAAACCACCTAATATTTCAACACTACTTCCACCTGTATTGGCGTTATTGAAGTATGGTCTCAACACATCTTGAGCATTCAAAGTTGTTAGTGTGAAGTTCTGAGTATCGTCTCTTGATTCTGTATAAACCACTACGATCTCAACGTCTTCAGGACTAACGTCTGATGGTCTTATAGTTCCGTAATTACCTGTTGCCATTTTTAATCTTTTTTCCTTTTTTATAAATAGTTATGTGGACACTTTTTCAACATTAAAATATTTGTATCCGTATTTTTCTAAATCACCCACATTATCGACTTCACCTAACCTCATCACATTTTCCAATGCAGTATATTTGCCTCGTTCAATAAAGACATTTGTTATAATTTCGGGTTCGTCAATAACATTTAATAATGCCTCATTCTTTGTTAGAGCACTTAAAACTAAATCACCTGGTACTAAACCATACGAATCAACTACATAAATTGTATAGTCCTCGTAATCAAAATAGTTTACACCATTGATCGTATAAGCCGAATACGACCCTGTTGGGTCAACACCCCAATATGTTCCTATCGAACCTGTGTTTCCTGTAACCTGAATACCTAATTTATATTTCCCGCCAGCCAAGTTTATCTTTGGTCCGTATTGTGATAAATCATTAAGTGTTGATTCAGTAAATCCTGTAATAACAAATGGTACCGAAGTATAGTTGTAAGAGTAATAATCAGTCACATCGGTATTTGAATCACCTGTGAATATATAGTCGTAACTTATTGGTGTTGCAGACCAACTACCGCCAGCAGGATAAAACACAATATTACCCTGTGGATTTGTTATTGTTACATTTGAATATGGTACTGTTACGGGTTTCTCAACTTTAGATATACCCCAAGGCGAATTAGCCGTTAGAGTAATTGTGTAGTTGTTTGATGCCGTCGGGTAGATGTGAGTTAAAGGTGTAATACCAACAACCGATTGTTGTGGTGACCCATCACCCCAATCCAAAGTATAGGTCGATAATTGTAAAAACTTAATAAACTCTAAATCGGAAGTATTATAAAAAGTATATGTATACGGATTTATAGTATTAGCCGTAGCGATAAAATTATTTAATACATCCGCCTGTAACATTAAACCATCAGTTGGGGTGTAATAACCCAAATCAACCGCAGATTCAGTTAACATAATATTAACTGAAAGTCCTGTTAAGAACGATGTTCCACCTGTGTTACCCGATAAAATATAATCCATAGGTAGATAAACACCAGTTGTTCCTGTTGTAGTTGCACTTATTGTTGTTTCGGTTAAACAACAAGGATCAATAATAGTGGTAATATCTGTTTCCCCTGTGTATGGAACAAATACAAGATCACTCTTGATGTTTTCGGGTGAAATAATAAACTTATATTCTTGTAATTCCATTATGGATTAACGTATTCGTACCATTTTATCGGTGTTAAAGAATCACCAACCCTTAAGTTGGTTGATGTTGAGAACACTTCGTATGTTTTGTTGTTATAATTTAAATCTACTCTATAATAGAAATATGTTGAGTTATCAAAAGTGAATTTATCAGGTATGATTAAATTTTGTCGGGTATTGGTCATTCTCTTAAAAACACCGGTTCTTGCATCAAAGAAACTTGCCGTCATATAAAATTCATCGATATTAATCACCTCACGACTTCTTAACCAATAAATGAAAAACCCTTCTTTATCACCAATATAATCTAAAACCATTTTTGGTTTCTTAATCTCAACAGGTGGAACCAAAGGTGATAAAACCACCGTTTCTGTTCTACCTTGTTGTACCGGTAAAATAATCGATAAATAAAGTTGTTGTGTCTTTTCGTTATCACTATCAAACAAATCCAACTTAAAAAACGATTTAATAAATGGTTTAGCGTAATAATATACTTGTTCTGTGGTAAATCCGAGATCTAAATATGAATTATCCCAAGACCCTACGGTTGTTGCCGTAATTGGTTGTGAGTAATCATAAAAGTAAAATTCGTAATCAATCGCCGAATCTAAATTAGGAAATACATTATGTGCAAACCTTGATATTTCAAAGTCGGTCGCGGTTCCAATAACTTGTTTTAAGATAGTTGTCTCGTATTCTGTGATCGCTTCATCTCTACCAGTAAAATCCCATTGCATATTAATTGGGATATTAATAGATTGGTCTAAATCTGTTTTTAATATTTTTACTTTATTCGCATTCATCTACTAATGGATCCTCAATTGTGTTTATGTTCTGTGGAACTTTACCTATTTGTGCGTAATCACTTGGTATGTTAAAATCTTCAGGTGTTATCCTAAAAATCGTATTAACGTATGGATAATGACCCCCATTCATAAATGGAAAATCAATACCAATACCTTCATTATCTATAAAACCATATGGATATAAATCCCTCCATCTAAACAATGCGTTTGTTGTGGAGTAATATGCGTAAGGTGGAATACCAACTACACTTGTTGAACTTCCTTCCTCAATATAATCGGAGAATGCTCCGATTTGAATTGGATTATGTGGTTGATAAAAATACCCTATTTGATTACTACTATTTAACCCATTATCAACGATTGCAAACCAATTTTGGTTGAATTTTATTTTGTGTTGATAAGTTGATATAACTCTTTCTAACTGATTGAAGTTATTCCATTCACAAAAATCTCCGTCGATTGTGTCACCTGATGATAATAATTGATTGTAAAAAAACGGTCCTGTCCCAACCAAAGAATTGTATTGTCCTTGTGGTATATTTGTATTTGAATTGGGGTTATTTTGATCCCACCAAGTTTGGGGTTTTTTGTTCTGTAAAAACGTATTAAAGTCCCAACCTTGTTTCATATTTCTTGTCCACCCAAAATAACCTCTCCAAATTGTCGTAAAAAATAATTCAGTTAGTGGTCTGTTTTGATTATCTATTAATCCACTTATATTGATATCACAATTGAATGATAATGTGTAGGACCTACTACCTTCTTTAACAGATGTTCTTTGTTTTTCATTTGGTGTTAGAACTTTTATCTCACATTTCTTTTTATCACCATAGATGTTTCTTTCAAAACCGGCATTAACTAAAACAGCACAATTAGGGTCAGTAATGATTTTGTGTTTACGAATATAATATTGACTTACCGTGTCCGCAGAATTAGCGGCATTTATTACCCTCCTAAATGTCCCTTGAGTGTTTGTTTGGAATGTCGTACCAGTATATCCAACATTTCGTATGTTGAAGATGTATTCATCAGATCCTGACCCTCCATCACCCAAACTAGTTACTTGGAACATTTGGTTTCCGTTGTAATTTACAGATAGATAAACATATTCTCCAACCGTTAACCCGTGTTTCATTGGTGTCTTGAATACTATATTATTACGTAAAGTATTTGATCCTACCACAATATAATATGGTATCCCATTCGATGCGACCCAACTCCAAGTTATATTTGTGTCCGGTTCTACGGTAAATAAAGTTTTGGTGAAATCATTTGCGTAAGCATAACTTATATAATGAGACCAGTTATAGGTCGTTGCACTTACACTTTTAAAGTTTAAGTGATTACTTGGTGGTTGAGTATAACCCACAACACTATTATCCGTCCTGATGAAATCAAATTCAGAGTATTGTGGTAGACCTTCCCACGGCACACTTTGATCTGTCGCAAATGGGGGTTGATTACCTTGATAATAGTAGTTTTGAGCATTACCTACCGCGTTAGTATAATATAAGTTATCTCTATATGGAACATAAGTAGTTTCACCTGAAATTGCGTTCTCAAATAAGATTGTGAACTTGGTGACCGGTCTAAATATGGTTGACGCTTGTCGTTCTTCTTCAAATACATTTACCAAATTTAAATCAACACTTCTGTCATATTCAATTAAATCTTTACTTGTTTGACTGAACGGTATGTTTATAAACTGATCGGTTCTCGGTGCGGATTTATATCTCTGTGTTGACGATATTATTCTTTCTGTTGGATCTACGGTCATTATTAATCAGTTGTTGCTACGTAAAGTTTATAGAACCTGTCTACCGCTGTTTTACCATTATTCAAACCAAAATAGAAGTGGTATGGTGCTCCAACAACAACTGCTTGTTGATTAGATCCGATTGGTTGTCCTTGTATAATACTATTAATTGATGGTTGAGCATCTGGCACGTTATTAACATAATTTGAAATGTAACCTAACTTAGTTGTTTGGGTAATGTATTTTTCTTGTAAAGTATTAAAGTCAAGATCTTGGTATTTCTTACTAAAGAACCCTCCACTATAAACATTATCAGTAAGCCAGTTGTTATCTTCAGTTCCAAAGATGTTCATAGTAGGGTTACTTTGCTTTAAAGACCATTTGTAATGAGGAACAACTTGAGATTTAGAGTAACCAAATTTTTCCTGAATTAATGGGGAGTTACTGTATGTTTGAATACCCGGTGATTCAATTTTTCTGTAGTTTAAGTTTTGTAATGGTGTTTGGAAGAACACACCGAATACCGGTTTAATGTCCGCATTTGACGGATAAGAAGCCGGATAATAGTTATCACCGAAGAAAATATAATTATTACTTGGTACGTTCTCACTAATGAATGGTAATACTTTCCACTCCGAATTAATCGATAACATCTGAGCCCAATCACCATCAATTCTATAACCACCTCTTGTACTATTAAAGAACTGTATAATACCTTTACCTTCACTTGAGTCACCACCAGTACTAACAGGTATCATTCTTTGTCTAACCCCTTCATTTAAAATTCTCGATAAGAACCCTAATTGGATTAGATCAGAATTATCTTGGTATGATGTCGCTTTTAATTGATCCGCGTAGTAAGATCCAAAACCATCAATACCACTACAACAAATCTCATTAATAAAACTATCTCTTGGCCCTAAATCAACTACCGTTGTTGGGAATTGAATTTGTTTTTTATTGTACCCAAAACCAGGAAAATCTTTAAGACTTTGTGGGGTAAAAGGACTTATTGATGGTGAATTTTTACCAATAAAGTCATTACCATTCCATGGAGATGACCTATAATAGAAACTATTTGACAAATCATTAAATACAACAACATCTTCACAGTAATTGTAATTTGGTTGTAGGTTAGGTCCGAATGTTGTACTCTTATTAAAGTTAAACATATATAAAGACCCATTTAACCAGTTGTTTTGGAACACCTGTGAAAACACTCCTCTACAAGCAGCAAAGTTCATTGTAAATCTAACTTTCCACTCTAAGAATAATCTAGCATCATCACCATATTGTGCTAAGTATGTTTTATTTAATAAACAATAACAACCATTAACCATTCTGTTAACAGGTATTGAACATTGATCAGGAGGAATAACCCCAACATTACTTCCTGATCCACTATAACATTCCAAAGGAACCATACCTTCACAAGTTAAAGTATTTGTCAAACCTGAAACAAATGAATCCTCATCTTGTTGATCACCCGTTGGTAAATCCACACCTGCCGATATTGTAGGTTCCGTTTGAATACCTGAAGCATTATAAGCGGTAAAATTGTTATTTTGGTGTAAAGCATAACCAGTTCTATTCTGAACACCATTTTCAATTTTAGTTGATGTTGGTAATCGGTCACTTCTCATTACGATATTTGTACTTTGGAATGTAACAGGTGTTAATCCGTATCTATAATAAGCTGGTGAATATAAAACTGATAGGTTACCTCCAACATTAACGTTATTAAACCAACCACTTTGAGTGTTGTAATATTGCCCTTTCTGACAATCTTGATTACATGAACCACCCGAATTGGTGTATATTGTTTTTGTAAATGTTAATTGATCTAAATTCCAAGCTAAGAATGCATTACCACCAACATATTGAGTTGGCGCAGATTGTTGTTGTGGTATCGTATAATTAGATGAACCCAAAACTTGATATAAATTACCACCTGTTGTTAGTTGTGATGTGTTCTGCCAAGTAGGAAATACTGGTGTGTAAGAACCAATATTAGTAACATTGGTATCGTCAGTACATAAATAATAATAAGGTAAGTTAGAGGTAAACGCCGTAAACTTAGTCGTATCAGGTGTGAACGCAAATGATGGGAAATATAAGTTAGAAACGTTATTGTTAGCACTTACGTGACTCACAGGTTTATTGCCTGAAGCAAAAGAACTATAACCCTGTATTGGTCTATTCAAATAATACGAACCTTCAATCTGAACCGACCCAAAAGATGAGAAACCAAATATTTTAGATACATCGTATTTAATAGTTTGTTTTGGTGTGAATGGGTCTACACCTCTAACAAAAATACAAATTTCATAACCTTCCCAACCTTGCATCAACGTAACTACGTTATTTACTGTCCAAGAACTAAATGCTGTCGGGTCACCTACCGGACAGTCAGGTGTTAAAATAGTAACATCATGTCTTAAGTAGTTGTTAGGATAATACCCAGTGGTTAACTGATCAATTCCGATGAATTCATTAACGGTAAGTCCTGTTATAAGTTGGAAGTACTCAATGTCGGTTGCAAACTGCAAATAAGCCTCCTCCAAATTTGGATTACCAACAACAGGTAATTGACTAACTTGTGGTAGATCAAGTACTATGTTCGCACTTAAGTTAACTTGTGGGTTTGCAGGATTAGCATATTGCACTAAAACCGGTACTGAATTTCCTATTAGTGTTGTTCCTGTAATTGAATTAGTGTTGAACTGATTAAGTGTTGCCCCTGTTAAATTAAGTAAACGATTTGAGGATTGTGCGTCGGTGTAATTTGGGTCTTGGAATGAACACACATTTCCAATTCCGATTTGACCTATCGCACCAGGGCTCATTAAAACAACAACCACTTGATCCGTAAATGGTTGTGAGTTTAGAGAAGGATTCACCGTTGTTTGTATTTGATTATATGCTCCTCCTGTATTGAAATATTTATCTCTTGTATTGAAGTCGTTTAATTGTTGTGGGAATGTTTTTGAGGTTGGGTACGCAAAATATCTTTCGTCAGCCCCCGAACTTTTATTAGCCGCCCATAAAAATGGTTGTGGAGCATGAAGTAAATATTGTTCGTTATCATATAATCTATTTGGATTAGTGGATGAAAGTACATCATAACCAGAAATAACTCTAGTTAAATCCAAAGACGCCTGAACCGCTAAATCCGTAATAATATTATCATCGCCAATTTCAGAAGCAAAAGTTTTGTATGGTCCAATACCACCACATTGGAATGGATCACTATTTGGATCGTCGTCTGGTCCTGAAATATTAAGGTGTTGTATCTCATATGATCCTGCAGAGTTAACAGGTGCAATAATACTTAAAGACGGCACTAATGTTAGATCATAAAAACTACTTGACCCTCCTTGAGCGGAAGCTTCTATTTCATCATTAACACTATTGAGGTCAAAATTATCATCCATTTCCGCAGTTTTACAATCACAATCACAACTCGTACAATCAGGATATGCAATCATAGGTAAAGATATTCTTGGGAACCCTTTTACTTTAATTGCGGCAATAATAGTAAAGGCTAAAAATGCCGCGGCTAGTGCTACTTTAAATGCCGCTGCGGCTATTAAGAAAATACCAGCAAATATTAAACGAATACCCTCAAGTATCCACCCCACGTTAACGGTAACCCCAAGTCCAACTGAAATAACACCAGCACCCGCACTGATTAATTGTATACCACTCTGTATAGCATTAAACAACGAAACTGCCGCATCATAAGTTAAATAAAGACTTAAAACTATTAATACGTATTTGAGTATTGGCCATATGAATGAAATAAAGTGAGCAACAAATAGTAAAACTAAAAGTGGGAAAGTTAAAACGTTAATCAATATGTTAAACACAAAAAATATTGGGTCAAAGTTTCTAATTATATCATTTACAGGGAACGTATTTACCGTCGATTTACAAGATCTGTTATCAATTTCTTTTATCCCTAAATGTCTTGCCCTACCAATTCCATTCTTGTATCTATCCAAGAACATTGCGGTCGTATAAACTTTATTATATTTAAACTCATAGAAAGTATCTTCACAATCGATCGCTTCTTGTGGGTTAACATAATCATCCCAATCTAAACTGAACGCATATGACTTTAAAAGGTTGAATAGCGTTTCAGGGTAAACCTTGAATGTGAAATCTTGGGTAACGTTAGGGTTTACGGATGTACCGACTATTTGAATTGTGTCCCCGACATTAAATGGTATTGAATTTTGAGACCCCGTATATAGAACACCATTCAAATATATTTCATATGATGAATTATTAAGTGAAGTTTCAAATGAAATACCCGCATCAAAACCAAATGATTGTACTTCTGTTACACCTGTAACTAAACCTGGTTGAATTTGGTAAGTATAGGTTTGTGTCGCTTGATCAAATGGATCATTACCTGATGTTGACCACCCGTATTCTTTAACGTTTGGTACTAAGAAATTGGCTCTTTGGAAACTATTCTGTAGTCCTTCCTCATTTTGCCACTTCATTTTAAATCGGTACTTACCTTTTGTTGGTATACCTTTACTAGGATCATCGGACAATACTTGTTCTCCGAATTCATTTGTGAATACGTAATCCAAATTCATTGGTACGTTAAGGACATATGTTCCATCAGGATCAATTACTTTACCCTCCTGTTCTACTTGATATACCTCTAATATCGGTAAACCTTGATCATCAGAATTAATTGTTTGTCGTATTGCTTGTATTTCACCAGGACCTGCAACCAACTCACATAAATTACCTGTATTGTTTTTTGGTTTACATCCAATCTTCAATGCATCGTCATTTGTTGTTGATATAATTGACCCCATAAATATGGAGGTTGGTTGGATACTGATATTCGCTTGTTTGGTCAAATCAAAATCAACTCGTGTAATACCAACTTGACATAACTCTTGATCACCCCAAAAAGGAGCAACATCAACATCAAACACCAAATTTTTAATTTGTGGTAATTCTCTTAAGTTTGTTGATGATCTGAAGGTAGACCCGTTAACTTGTGTTTCAGTTGCTAACCCTTGTTGTATTAAATCTTGTGGTGATAAAGAAAAACAACCAATATCAGATAAATCGACATCCATTACAATTGTTTGAGTTCCAGTGGGAACCCCAAAAATCATAAAGTCACCACTATCATTTGTTGTTACAGTAAATCTGTAGTATTTGTCGTAAACCTCAATATATGATTCATCCATTAACACATCTCCAACATTAGGAAATGTTCCTGTCGATTGGTGTCCTTTATATGATGGTAGTTTAGGTAATAAATTATACCTATAACCTTCTTCATTGGTATCGGTTATGGTTCTATAGGGATATAGTTCGGAAATTACAGGGTCAAATTCATCCGCATCATCCAATGGGATAAAAACCGATACTTTAGCATTTGGTAAACCAAATCCGTTATTAACAAAAACACGACCAACTACGACACCGTAATCCGCACACATTCTTGTGTATAAATCATTTGCAAGAATCTTTAAGGAAAGCACTTCCAAAGATTCCCAATCTTGTTCTAAATTGACATTAATATATTTGTCAACACCTACTTCGGTTCTTATTCTATATGATTTGGGCATTAAAGATTTCGTTTTTTCATAAATAGTTTATTTCCTATTTTAAAAAAAATAATCTTATTCTTGGAAAAATAAATCGCTACGAGAAGTTTACCGCTTTTAAGTTCAATACCCTTACATTAATGTCCTTATTTGGGTATCTAATTTGGTAAGTTTGTGTTGGTGTTGCAAAGATAGTATCTGCCGTTGGTTGTATCTGTCTTGTTAAAGGATCCGCATATGGCATCGATGTTTGAGCCGATGAATATTGACCACCAACTTGATTAAAGAATAGAACATCAGAAATACTCACAATACCATTTTCGGACTGTAGTATTCGTCTTAATTCAGAGATATTAACGTTTTGACCTAATTCTCTAACTAAGGGGTTAAAGAACTCTGACACCAACTGTATTACTTTGGCAATAACCGCACCTTGATTTTGACTATTATCTAAAACAACATCAACCGTAACTGAAAGATCTATCGTTTCTGCTGCTTCTATTGAAATGTAGTCATTTATCATACGATAATTTGATAGGTAATTTGCGACGTTTTGTTTTAATGTGTTTGAAACTACGTTCGTTAAACTACCACTTGTATCGTAAGATAACATTTTAATTTTTATTTTATTATTCTCTTCAGTGATCGCAACTTTAGCAGGTGCACCAAATTGAGAAGGCATTGTTCTTATAATTGAGTTGTAGTCATTCACCGTAACCGCTCTATTTTGAGCCGCGAAGTTAAATGCGACCATGTTTCTCACGTCTTCAGTTGTTGGTAGGTTAGCACCTCCAATAGCCGCAGTCACATTATTACATTGTAAACTATTAATAACACTTCTGTTGACAGAATCTGATGGACCATTAACCGCAAATGATACAGTACCAATCTGGTTGATTGTATTTATACCTAAGTTACTTGATAATCCACCACCAATCCTATATTGAACGAATAGAGTTGTGTTTGGTGTCAAAGCAGCACCCATAGCAAAGTTATTAGTATATCTACTTAAATCAAAACCTTTACCGTCACGGGCAAATTCTCTTAATTGTTGTTCTGCGGATATATTACCACCACCAAAGGTCATTTTACAGAAACCTTCAGGTGTATACTCACTAATAAATTTGTTTGATGTTGTTATATATCTACCTACTTTAATACCAGGTTGATCAGATACTTTAGTAGGGTCTTCAATGAAAACTCTATCTTGTACCAAAGCATCCACCTCAAACCATCTCTCAGGACCTACGGTGATAAAATCTTGTGGTTGTGGTATTGTTGAGTATTGTGTTCCCGATTTAAGTAAAACACTTGTAATACCCAAAACATTTTTTTCAGGTAAGAATAATTCTAAATAAGGTCTAGCGTCGTTAGCGGTAATTACTCTCTTATAAACTTTTGTAATACCATTAACAACAACTTCTCGTTTAAGAATCGTATAATTAATAAGTTTACCACTTGAGTCAAAGTTTGGTATTTTAACTCGGTTTGGTGAACCCTCAGCATTTATTGGTGAAGCAAAATCAATATCATACACTGTTTCAAAAGGTTGTCCAGCACCATTAACTTGAGATCCTCGTCTTAAGACACCACAATATCTTAAATCTTCCCTATCTCCAAAAGCAGGTACTGTAATTGAAAAATCAACTAAGGCAACTGACGGTCTTTGACCCGGTACTTTTAAACCATAAGTTCTTGCAATATTATAAACGGAGTTCTTTTGTTGAGCAAACTGTAATACAGTTTCTTGGATGCTTCTATCTATTTGAAAGTTAAGGTTATCCGTAACCGCCGCATTCAAATCTAACATAACAGAGAAAATACCCGCATCGTTAAAATTTTGAACGAGATCAGGGTAATACGTTCTAGTGAAGTTAATTAACTCAGTTCTTACTCCTTGAAAATCTCGGACTGTATAAGATATATTCTTTTCTGCCATATACTATTAAATATTGATAATGATAAAATCGCTAGATTCAAAAGCAGAATCCGTTATTCTGTAATCTATTTTAATTCTTGCTGTGTGTTCTAATTCTGCAATGTTGGTAACTTTAAATTCTCGTTCACCATCTTGATTTACCGTGAATCCTTTATCTTCTAATCCCGCAGATGCCGGTTCAACAGTGATATTGGTTACCTGTAGGTTTGGCATGTAGTTACCAATTGTATCTCTAATTTCAGATTCAATATCCGAAAACGTTGGTCCATCTAAAGGTTCAAAAATATACTCATAAAGACGAGTACCAAAATTGGGTAAGAAATACCTTGACCCTTTTCTTGTTAAAAGTAAGTGAACTAAGTCAGATCTAATTTCAGCTTCGGTAGAATTTGTCACATCCAAATATCTACCTGTAAATGAATCCACAAAAGGAAAAGAAATACCGTATGTAATGCCATTTGCCATATCTAATAAATATATGTCGTGATTATTTCTAATAAATAGATATAAAATAAAAATCCCGACAATGTGTCGGGATTAATGTCGTGATTAATGTCGCAATTAATCTTATTAAGCCTCTTCTGTTTCGTTATCGGGATCCAATACTTTAGCAAGTCCTAATAATAAACCTGTCACACCCCAACTAATCGCAAGTCCTGCAGGAAATCCTGTCATTGACGCGATTAAGATAGCCGCGGGTACTCCACCCCAATTTCCGATATTTGCCGCTCCAATGTCTCTCATGATTCTACCTAATTTTTCTTTAGGTGTTTCATTTTCTTCTTCTTCACTCATTTCACCATCCATAGCTTCACTCGCAAGATCTTTAACCGCATCATGAGCATCTTTTGCCGATGAATACTGATCAATACCCAAATTATCTAAAACGTTTTTGATTTGATTTTTTTCACGATCAGATAGATTTGATACAATATCTTCTAATTTCATTTGAACTTTAGATGAGTCAACAATTCTTTCTACTTTTTTAGATGCCATGGAATCCTCAGCATCTTCTTTTATAATTCGTTTAACAATATTTGCTAAATCATTTTCATTAAGTCGTACTATTTTTTTCATGGTAATTTTTATTTATAAATATCTCATATAAAAAAAAATCACGACCGAAATCGTGATTTATTGTTTTTTTAGGAAGAACATCCAAAACATTCAAAATCTGAATTTTCAGGTTTTGACGGTAAATTTAGATTACTATATTCAACTTTCGGTGGTTCAGGTGTTGCTTTTGGTTTTTGTTTTTTTGAAATGTCCATTGCCAAATGTTTTGCTCCTGTTGAAATCGCTTTGGTTCTCACATAATAACAAAGTGTTTTCAATCCACTTTCCCAAGAGTGGAAGTGTGATGAGGTAATCTTTGATAATGTTGGATTAGACATATAGATGTTCATTGATTGTGATTGATCAATGAATGGTGCTCTATCTGCCGCCATATCAATAAGTTGTTTTTGTGATATCTCCCAAATTGTTTTGTATTTAGGAATCAAATGTTCAATTCGTTTAACTTTCTTATTGTAATTTTTATCTTCAGGATCTAAGTAGTTATTGAAATTAATGTTCTGAATTGATCCTTCATTCATAATAATTTCATTCTTCAAATCCTCAGACCATATACCTATTTTTTCAAAGTCCGTGATTAAATATTTGTTCACAATCATAATCTCACCACCAACAACTCGTCTGTTAAAGATTGCTGAGTGTGCCGGTTCTGTCATTTCATAAGATCCTGTGATCTTCGCTGAAGACGCAACTGGCATTTGTGCTGTGAATAATGAGTTACAAACACCATACGATTTAACACTTTCTTTCAATTTGTCCCAATCCCACATTCCTGATAGTTGTGTCTCATCAATATTCCACATATCAAATTGGAATACTCCTTGAGACATTGGTGACCCCTTGAAGAATTTGTATTGTTCGTATTTTCCATTCATACACAACTGATTACTTTCGTAGATCGATGCGTAATAGATTGTTTCAAAAATGTCTCTATTTAATTTTTTTGCTTCATCAGACGTGAAGATATAATCCATTAAATAAAATACATCTGCTAAACCTTGTGTTCCAATAGCAATTGCTCTTTGTTCTAAACCACCTTTTCTACCTTTTTCAGTTGAGTAGTTGTTAATATCCACAACTTTATTGAGTGATCTTACAACTTTTCTAACCTCATTAAATAAAAGTTCAAAATCAAACTTTCCTGACTTAATAAAGTTTTTCAATACCATAGATGATAAGGTACAGATTGCGGTCGTTTCTTCATCAGTATACTGATAGATCTCATTACAAAGATTTGATTGTTTAATCACACCGATGTTTTGGTGATTAGTTTTCTTATTCGCATTATCTTTAGAACATAAGTAAGGAACACCAGTTTCAACTTGTGATTCAATAACTTTAGTCCAAATGTCTTGAGCCTTAACTTTTTTACCAAGACCCATAGAGACCGCTTTGTTATAAACTTCCTCATATTCGTCACCAAAACACTCTTGTAATGGTTTTAATCCTGATTTCTCAATATCGTTAGGACAGAATAAATACCAATCACCATTTTCTTTAACTGACCTCATAAAGTTGTCAGGTATCCAAAGTGCGGTAAATAAATCACGAGCTCTCAATTCTTCAGCACCTGTATTCTTTTTAATGTCTAACAAATCAAAGATATCTTTATGCCAAGGCTCAATATAGATTGCTGCTGAACCTGGTCTACGACCTTGTTGATTAAAGAATCTAAGTGATTCATTAACAATCTTAAGGTATTTTAACAAACCACCAGCATATCCACCTGAACTAGAAATTCTACTTTCTTTACTACGAATGTTAGACATTGATAGTCCAATACCAGCGGCATCAGATGAGAACGTAGATATATCAGTCAATGTATCTAACAAACCTTTTCTTGAGTCAGAATCATTATAATGAAGTACACAAGACGCTAATTGAGGAACTCTAGTTCCTGAATTAATCATAATAGGTGTTGCCTTTGAAATTAATTGTTCTGATAAAGATCTATAGTATTCAAATGCATCGGTGATGTTTGATGTAACCCATAATGCAACTCTCATATACATATGTTGTGGTCTTTCAATAACTTTACCATTTGGTCGTTTCAATAGGTACATTTCCTGTAATGATCTCCAAGCGAAGTAATCAAAGTTGTAATCATTTTCGTGATTAATAACCGCATCGATAGTATCTTCACCATACTCTTTAATGGTCTCAATAAGTTTTTCATTAATAATCCCATCCTCATAAAGTTGCATCATAGTTTGTGAAAAACTATCATTTGTTTCTTTATGGTATGAAGAAATTGCAACAGACGAAGCCAATCTTGAGTAATCGTGATGACTACCGGTGTAAGATGCCGCGATCTCATAAACTAACTTATCAAGTTCTTTTGTGGTTACTTCACCTTCAGTTGGCACTGATGTGATAACCTTAATAAAAATCTCGTCTGAGTTTACATTCAAACCTTTTGACGATCGTTTTACTCTGTTGTAAATTTTTTGTGGGTTAAATGAGACTACCTCACCACCTCTTTTAATTATTTTTAATGACATGTTATAAAATTTAAAAATCGTCTGTGAATGCTATAGTTTCGTTTAATTTCGCTTTTTGATATTCCATTGTTCTTGATTCAAAGAAGTTACCTTTAGTTTCAACCGCAATTTGTTCCATGAACTTGAATGGTTGTTCTACGTTAAATTCTTTACTACAACCCATTTTAACCAGTAATCCATCAACAACAAACTCAAGATATTGTTTCATTAAGTTTGAGTTCATACCGATCAAAGAAACAGGAAGTGATTCAGTAATAAACTCTTTTTCAATCTCAAGAGCCGACAACACAATTTCTTTAATTCGTTTATCAGAAGGTTTATCCTCTAAATGATTATTCAATAAATGAATTGCAAAATCACAATGTAAGTTCTCATCTTTAAAGATAAGTGTGTTAGCGTTACATAAACCTTGCATTATTCCTCTTGATTTCATCCAGAAAATAGAACAGAATGAACCTGAGAAAAAGATACCTTCAACCGCAGCAAACGCAACTAATCTTTCAGCGAATGATGCGTTGTCAATCCATTCTAATGCCCACTTCGCTTTTTTCTGTACAGCCGGTAATCTATCAATTGCATTGAAACATTCATCTTTTTCTTTCGGATTTGAGATGTACGTATCAATTAATAGTGAATACATAAGTGAGTGGATGTTTTCCATCGCCAATTGGATTCCATAAAAGAACTTCGCCTCAGGGTATTGTACTTCTCGGTAGAAGTTTTCTGCCAAGTTTTCGTTCACAATTCCGTCCGATGCTGCGAAGAATGATAATACGTTTTTAATAAAGTATTTCTCATTTTCTGTTAATGTTTCCCAATCTCTGATGTCATTTGTTAAATCCACCTCTTCTGCCGTCCAAAAAGCCGCTTGGTGTTGTTTGTAATATTCCCATATATCATTGTGTTCAATAGGGAATATGACGAACCGACCAGGATTTTCTACTAGTATTTTTTCCATTTATTCTAAATTTTTTTATTTGTTAATTTGACTGTGTTTCTCTTTGTTTTCTCTTTTCCAAGAGTTCTTTAACTCGTTGTCTTTGTCTTTCTTCTTTTTGTTCTTCAAGACCCAAGAACGTTGTTGTACTTTCAGTGTCAATTTCAATCATTGCATTGTCGAATTTACAATTCTCAAATATAACCCCATCATCACCAATTCGGGACTTAGTTATTGCAATGGTTGCTAATTTCATTTCTTTTTGTTGTAATGTCTTAGCCACCGATATGATAACGTGTCCTACTTGTGCCTTTTTAATTGATCCCCCCATTTGATCTGTTGTCACAACCTCTGAAGATATTGATGATCGGTTACCTTGCGTTGCGGTCCAACCAACAAGATTCATCTCGTGACACATTGCTTCAAATGCTCTCATCACTGACCCTTCACTCTTCCATTCATCACCTAAGTTCTTATCAGGAACCACACAATCAATATAATCTAAAATAATCATATCAACTTTAATTCCGTCAGAAACCATTTTCCTAATTTGATTTTTGATTTGTAACATCGTCATAGTATCTGATGGTAACTTTTTCATAATCAACTTGTTTGGCATTGATTCCTCAATTTCTCTAACTTTAGTCACCACTTCTTCTCTTTTTTCTGACAAATCGTCAGGATGGATTTTAGTCCATAAAGTGAAGTGTTTTCTTTGAATTACCTTTGGGTTGTCCTCAAAAAAGATCTGAAGAACATTGAACCCTAAGTTAAACGCGTGGTTTGCCATCTTAGTTAAAATGGTTGATTTACCCACACCTGTTGGTGCTAAAATAACACCAATTTCTCCTTTTGCCAAACCACCTTTTAATAATCTATCAATACCAGGTATTCCCATTGGGATCGGGTGTCTGTAATCATCTTCAAGAACCTGCTCTAAGTTTGAAAACACATCTAACATTGTTGTATCTTTTGCCCCAACTTGTAGTGCCGACTTAACCAATTCCTCAAGGGTATCGTAGTTCTCAAATTCACCTCCATCGATGATCTTTTGAGCTTTACCCATTACCTTTTGGAGTTCTTGTTGTTTACAGAATTTCAAAGCCTTTTCTTGTACAAAAGCTACTCCATCGATAGGTGCATCTTTAATTTTCTTAATTGTGTCTAATACAATCTTAGATGCGATCTCTTGTTGGAGTTCTGATTTTGTAATCTGATCAAGGGTTTCAAATGACGGGGTATGGTCGTATTTTACATAATACTCTCTAATCATCTGAATAATGATTTTGAAGTATTTATTTTCAAAATAATTGTTCTCAATCACATCAATAATTGAATGTGAAAAGTCCTTATCTACGATGATTTGATTTAATAATTGTAATTGAAAAGTATTACCTAAATACTCAAAATTCTTACCTGTCGCCATATAGTTTTTTTCCGTTAGTAAAAATAAATAGTATTAGTTTTTGATAAATTCAGGGTATGCGAAATTAAATTTTCCACCTGAAAAAATGTCAGTAAGGATACCGAGTATGTTTTTTAGTTTTGGGCGTAGGTCTACGGTATATCTGACCTTTGGCGGGTAGGGTTTAGCGTCGAATACCCTCTGACAAATTGTCATATCTCCGAGCTTAATAATTAAATTAAAATTTTCAGGACCATCTGTGATTGACGTATTTAGAACGTCAGGGTTCTCTGAAATTTCATACTGATTGTCCAACATATAGGTCACAGTTCTCATCTTCAAATCATATTGTAACTCTCTACATAGATTATCAATATAGTCGTAAAACTCTTCTGATTTGTGAGCATTTCTGTTAAAACCTCTCACATTGAAGAATCGTTGAACCACGATGTTGTCATTACACATTAACAAAAATTCAACTTTTGTTATTTCTTGTTCTTTCATAGTTTTTTTTGTTTTCTACTTTTTGTTTCTAAACTTACTTTTTTCTTTTCTTGTTAACTTAAGAAATGGTTTCAAAAAACTCACCCAAGCGTCGTCACCTTTTGGTAGGTATTTGAAGAATCCGTCTTCCATCATCATTCTAATTAGATTTCTATGTCCTCTTCCGTCGGGATCCATCGACTCAGTATAATATAATCTAACCAATTCTTTGTCCTCATCACTTAATAGTGGTTCATCTAAGTCGACAAGTTTTTGGTTGATCACAAAAAATTCATCACCAAAAATACCTTCTTTAGTTTTACCACTTAATAGGTTCTGAAGAGCTACGTTCCCCTTTTCCTCTTTAAGTAAATTAGTACTTGTACTCAAAATATAGGGTATTTGTACTAATTCTTCAAGTAGCTCAGGAAATAATTTAATTAAAGTTTTCTCACCAAGATAAAAGATCCCGTCAATGTTGTCGGAACTATCACCAGTGAGTATCTTTACGGTTTTAACATTAAAGTGGGGAACTTCAATATCATGTAATTTAATCTTGTCCCCCAACTTGTAATATTGTTTTGTGGATGGCGAATAAATTGAGACCTTCTCAGAGATAAGTTGGGTTAAGTCCCTATCACTCGAGAATATGGTTTTTGTCTCATCTAATGACACTTGACAGTAATAAGCTATCAAGTCATCAGCCTCTGAGTTCTCCGTCTCCAATTGTCTTACAAACATCTCCTCGAGGTATTGTCTAACCCTCTGTTTTTGTTCCAAGAAAGCATCTTCTTTTTGTTCTGATTCGGAAGGTCTCCGATTCAATTTGTACTTTGGGTAAATCAATCTTCTTTGTGAAGATGAGGTTTTAGAATCCCAAAATACCACAACCTTATCATAGTTGTGTTCTTCCAAGAATTTACGAAGAGTATTTAGAAAGTGCCAAACACCACCAACGTGT